GGGCGCGCCGACTAATTGCACTATACCACCCCCGTCTGACAGTACCTTTTTGCAGCTGAATAGACTTATGACTACTTTTGAAAGTAGTTGAAAGTGTAAAATGTAAAAGTAAATTTGTGAGTTTAAAAGTATTTGCTTATGTTAACGAGAATTCAATATTTTATATCAGTTCGTTAAATACAAAACTACTTTTTTATAACTTTTTTACATTTACATTTACACTTCAACCAGTGAATTTATATATATATTTATCTTTTTATTCTTATATTTAGATTCTAAAGAGTGTAAAAAATATAAATTTAAATTTAAAGAATTTAAACGAGTTTCCTATTGGAGATTGGCAGTAAGCAAAACGCCGAAATCCAGTGTTTATAACCTGAAATTTTCGGCGTTTTCGACGAGTTTACAGTGAAAAAATAAAAATATGCCCTGCAAAATTTCAGCTACTCGCCGAAAAAATTGAGCATTTTCTGATTCCGGGCGGCTAAAGAATGTAATGTTTCGTCCAATTCGTTACGAGTATAATAATCCGTCATTTCAATTTGAGCATGACCAACCATCTTCCGAACCAGCTCTCCATCATAAAGCTGACGCATCCTGGTAACATAAGTATAGCGTAAGCTATGCATCGTAATTTTGCGACCGTCGGTGCAAATGCCGGATTTTTTTACAGCTTTATGAAATATATCCGCAATATAATCCATGTGATAAGGATTCTCCGACGGAGGCAATTCAAGCCATCGTCTTATTCCGCCAAACGTCTCCAGGACGCGCTTACTGCTCCAGTGAGTAAATAAAAGTTCATCACCTTTCTTTCCTGTTTCAATTATGTAATTTTGAATAAGCTGAGCAGTAGCCGGAGGAATTAAAGCAATGCGCCATTTTTTATCTTCAAGGCTTCCAAGTTTATTATAAGAGTTTCTAACGTCAGTATGTCTGTCTAAAAAACCGTTTACCAGAATTGCAGATTCATTGAAGTAAAGCTGTTCTGGAGTAAATGCACGAGCTTCACTTATTCGCAGGCCTGCAGAAAGTGTCAGAAGCAACAGCAAAAAAGATGCTTTATCCGGAAAGTTTTCAATCTTAAAAAGTGCTTCAATTTCTGCAAGTGTCAAAATATCGGCTTTTTTTGATTTCTGAACGAAACGCTCAAACCGCGGCGGATTAACTTCGATTCCGTTCCAAATGGCCTCAGTATATAAATCTTCGACCGTTGTAATATACTGATTTTTCCAGCTGGCAGAAGTGCTGCTCATTAAAAGCAAATGACGTAATAATTTTGTAGCTGTCAGATCCCGAATATCCATGTCACCAAAATCGCGGATAATATGCCGGATATACATCCGCTTGATTTTCAGTGTATTTTCTTTGATGGATTTTCCCAACTGTTCACGACGTAAGAAATTCATGCTTCCAGGAACATACATCATCTGAGCCAAATCTTTGATTAAAGGGCTTACTTTACTTTGTGGATTTAATTCCTGAATATAAAGCTCCGCCTCATGTTTCGATTTACATTTCCTGCAGGCTTTTTGAATCTGCTTAGTATGATCCTCATTCCAATACCAGTAATACCAGTTATATTTAATTTTCCCGTTTTTAACAGATTTTTTCTTAAAAATGTGATATTCCATGATTAAACCTCAAATAAATATTGAGTTTTTATTGAGTTTTTCCCGATTTTTCTAACCAACCGATTAAATGCAAATATCCATAAATCCTTATATATCAACACTTTATGTAATTATTTTTTAATCAAATCCGCATCAGGCGATTGGCTGAAGGTCAATAGGGCTTATACTCATTTAACTCTTTTCTCCTGTTTTTCTTATAGGAAATATGTGATAAGTTTTCGTTTCCTTTCACCCTACTATTTAATTTTTATTGAGTTTTTATTTATTTTTTCACGATAAAAACTCAATACGCTATTTCGACATAGATTTCAAAGCATTCTCAATAACTTTCAAATCAGAATTATTTAATTTTGGAAAATAAGCTAAAAGATTTTCATAATTTTTATATTTGCAATAAAAATCACGTCCATCATCACTGTCATTTCCGGTTACCAGGTATTCAACAGAAACACCCAGGTAATTAGCAATCTTAACCGCCTCATCAGCACGAGGATAAGTGTTTCGTCGTCTCCAGCCGTTATACATATCGCGAGGACTTTTAGCATCTTCTGGAGCAATGGCAATCATCATCTTGTTAATAGACGTTCCATTCAGTTTACATAAACTTCCGATTCGTTCATAAATTGGCAGCATATACACCTCCTGTTTTAAGTTATTATGATTTTATACCCGTTATTTAAATAAAAAAAGATACAAAAAAACATAAAAATACTTTACATTGTGGCGTTTTAGGTTTATAAATAATTTATGTGGCGTTACAGCCACTTATATTATTTTCAGTGCTGGAACAGCACAAAGGAGACTTAATTTATGCCAGAAAACATCAACGAGATTTCGACAAAACTTTGTCTTACTCCGGAAGAAAGAAAGCAGCTCGATGACTATCTGAATAGTCGCGGAATGAAGCTCAAATTCTTTTTAAGACAGGCCGTCATTGAATATCTCAAAAACAATGGCAACAGAGATTCAGAATAAAATCTTTCTGACAATGCAAACTCTGGACTACAGAGAAAATAATCGTTGCGGAGTGTTTATTGACGGCGAATACTACGCGAGCTTATTTGAAGCAGGCATTGATTCAGATGTGAGTTTTCAATGGCTTTCAAAAAACCTGCATAACAGTAGAGGCGCGCCGGTTTATTTGAAACGTTTGAAAAAGACGATAGTTGCCGAAAAGTGGATTCGTCAGCATCCAGAATACCTGATATGACTGACGAAATAATTCAACTGAACTTTCAAACTCTACAACTGGAAGTTCAAAAACTGCAGACACTTGTAACACAGAATACATCAACTGTTTTAGAAAAAGATTATCTAAAAGATGTTCCTGAATATGTAACGCTTAAACAAGCCGCTCAGCTTAAAGGCGTTATCAGTTATGAAAACCTGCAGAAGAAGCCGTGGCACCAACCCTGCTGCGGAACCAGAATAGTCAGGTTAAACGGCCATAGAGCCTGGAAGCGCGAGGAGATTTTAAGATGGCTTAAAATCGACGACAGCACGCTCGAAGAATATGCCCGAAGCCTGAATGTAGATATAAGCCGCCATTTTAAGAATGGCAAAAACAGGAGATAAAAATGGCAGATGACATTAACAAAGTAATTCAAACAGGAAGACTTACTAAAGCTGCAGAATTGAAATATCCACGCGACGGATTCGCAGTCGTAAATTTCACAATCGCTGTAAATGAAAGTAAAAAGAAAGGTGATGAATGGACTAAATATCCTAATTATTTTGATGTAACCTTTACAGGAAATTATGCTGCAGCAATCCAAAAATCACTTTCTAAAGGCATTGAAGTCACAGTGTCCGGAAAACTGCATCAGGACAGATGGGAAAAAGACGGTCAGAAGTATTCAAAAATTATTATTGTCGCAGATAACGTAAAACCTGGAAGACTTCCAAAAGAAAGCACAGGTGATACAAATGCTCCGGCTTATTCATCAGAACCAGCACCATCTGAACAGCCTGATTTTGCAGATTCGCAAGATTACAGTGATGAAATTCCTTTTAATTAATCATTTAAAAATAGTTTCAAAAATATAACAAGGAGACATAAAATGCACAAATGCAAGATAATGACCACCTCAAATGGTAAAGGTGGTACAGGGAAAACGACCCTTAATACGTTTATCGCCGAAACGCTTTACGCTCGCGATAATAAGATTCTGCTTATAGATTTAGACCATAACTGCTGTCTGTCTGAAATGTACGGTTATGAACTGCAGGAAGAGACTTCAAAAGACTTTCTCTCCGGAAAACTCGTAAAACCTTACAACATTAAAATCAATCCAGATTCCATGAAAGAAGCTCGCATTGATATTATTCCATCTGATTTAGATATGAATATGCTCGCTAATATCATGGATACACAGCTTAAAATTCAGCTAAAAAAATCCGGATTTTTAGAGCAGTATGATTTCATTATTCTGGATCCTCCAGGAACATGGAACGCTCAAACCCGTAACGCTGTATTTGCAGCAGATACAATTCTTATTTCCGGAACCTGCTCAAACCTCGACCTCAGAGCAACAAAAAACTATTTCGACCAGCTTTCAAACTGCTGTCTCGAATCAGATGTGTATGTTGTCTGCAATAAGTTCAAAAAAGAATTAAATCCGGAAGGAATCTTTGAAGCCTATAAAGAGCAGTTTAATGAGTTCTTACTGGACTTCCCTATTCCAGATATTAAGAGCTTTAAGAAGTTCGTCGCAGATCCAATCAATTATAAAATCCATCCAACCGTTAAAGCACGTCTGGAAAAACTTGTAGATATTATCACGGAGGTGCAGGATGACTAAAGAAGAAGCAGAAAAAAAACGGCCATGTTGTAAATGCATACATTATCGCCGCTGTTTAATTGTCGATTTTCCATATTCACCCTGCTGGATAACGGATAAAGAAGGATTAGACCATCACGGAGCATTTAAATTAAATGAACATCAGGAGGAAGAATAAAATGCCTAAACTTACATCAAATAACACACTAACTTTCAAAATCAGCATTGACCAGATAATTGAAACTGGAAACGTCCGCACTAATTACGATGACGAAAAGATTAAAGAACTTTCTGAATCAATTTTTAAGTACGGCCTCATAAATCCTATTTCAGTAAAACCTCTTCCTGATTCTGCAGACGGAATAAAGCAATATGAACTTGTAGCCGGTCACCGCCGTCTCAGAGCTTTCCGCCTCTTATGTTCTCAAGGCCAGGATTACAGCCAGATTACCGCATCTGTAGTAACTAAAGGCTCTAAAAACGTTCTGCAGCTCGTAGAGAATGTACAGCGTGAAGACTTAGAACCAGTAGACGTAGAAACTGCTATAAAAGCACTTGTAACCGCTGGAATGTCACAAAAAGAAATTTCCGAAGAGCTTTCAAAGTCTTTGTCATGGGTACATGACCGCCTGACAGGAACAGAAGTCAGAGAAAATGCAAATGCGCAAGGAATTGATACAACAGGTATATCAACAAAGGCACTTTCGCAGCTTATGTCAATTCCGAAAGAACACTTGCCAGATATACTCGCAAAAGTAAAAGCTAATGGTGGCACGGTTAAAGCTGCAACCGACGCGCTTAATGAGTATCGCGCTCAAAACAATATAAAAGGTCCTCAGAAAACAGAAAAAAAAGAATCATCAAAAGAACCAAAGAAACCGGAAAATCACAAAGAAGAAGAGTTTCTGGATATACCTGATTTAAATGAATCAAAACCAATTCTGATAGACATTGAAAATGTAATTTCAGAGATTCAGGACTATTTCAAAAGACAGCTGCAGGGAGAAGAAGGACTGCATCGCATTAACACACTTAATAAAATTAAGGATGATCTTATTGCACTGTTTGAGGCTTATCAGCATAACTAGGATGAAATTATGAAAGAACACGCTGGCTGGAAATATAAATATTCAAATGAATTAAAACAAAAAGTCGCCCTGCATACAGAATCCGGCTGGCTGTTTTGTGAAGACGGCACAAAGTATTCTCCCGAAGAGCTTAATGTTCTTCGGGAGAATAATCAGACTATAGCACTGCAGGCACACTTAGTTAAAAAACTGTTCGACGGAAAATTAGTTAGAGAGGATAAATAAAAATGAATTACGATTTATACAAACCACATCTTTTAGATTACTTACGAGCTAAAGGAATCAAAGCGCAGAAAAACACATCTATCTGCTGCTTTAATCCAGCTCACAATGATCCTAATCCATCCTGTAAGCTCGACGAAGAAAGTTTTTATTGTTTCGGCTGTCACGAAGGTGGTGATATATATGACGCTGTAAGACTTCTGGAAGGAATTGAAGATCATGCGGAACAATATAAATTCGTTGAGCAGTTCTGCGGCGGCCACTTCACGCCAAGACCCGTAGAACGAAAACAAAAAGACGAATCAGAAAAACCAAAATTCACACCAAGCACAGAATCCATTAAAAAAATGGATTCATACATTTTTTCAAATCCTCACGCAAAAAAAGTAATCACAGATTTTCTCGCACAGCGTATCCAGAAAACAACTAAAGGCGCAGTAAAGCAATATCCTGAATCAATCCTCAAAAACTTAATTCCTTATTTCGGTTATTGGCCCGGAATGGATATTGCACAAAATGAACTAGGTAACCGGGTAATTTATACTGCAGGAATCCCAACTAAAAAAAACGCAACCGGACACTGTTCATGGGAACATTCCGGAGTAGTTATAAAAATCGGAAACGGCTATAAGCTGCATTATTACGAAGAAGGAAAAGAGCATTGTGAAAAACGCGGAAGTCTTTCCTGCTCTACCTTCCCTACTCCTCAGGACATTTCTAACCAGAAAGAAGTAATTCTGGTAGAAGGTGAGATGGATGCACTTGTAGCTAGAGCTGCAGGCTTTTCAAACGTTTATTCTGTAGGTGGTACGTCAGGTTTAACCAAACCTAAAATTAAGCAATATCTCTTAAATGTAAAAAAAATTACGTTACTTTTCGATGCCGACACAGCCGGCAAAACCGCTGCAGGTATAATTCCGTGCAACACTCAATCAGTTCCCGAAAAACTTTTACAGGCAGGATTCGCCGGAAGGATAGAAACAGCAACGCTCTCAAAATATAAAGACCCGGATGAAGCTATCTGCAATGGCCATCCAGAGCTTATACAAGAGGCATTAGATAACGCTAAAGAATGGATTCAGCCGGATAAATCAGAACTCGACACAAGTGGAAAACTCACCTACACCACTATTGGCCGCTTATTCAAAGAATTAAAGAAAACCAAAATCACAAAAGGCGAGCTGGCAGATTTACTCTGCGCCCTGGTAAAAGTTTCTGCGAATACAGAAAAAAATAATAAGCTCTTAGAAGATAACGGCGCATCAGCTCACATTTTAGAGCATAGAAATGAATCAGAAGTAAAACCTCAGTTCTTAAAAACAATCGCTGCAAAATACCTGTCTTACTACTGGCAGAATAAATTTAAAGAAATGTTCGGTCAGGACCAGGAGAACTCATCACGGCCATTAGTTCCTGTAAAACTCAAGGCTTTCAAAGATGATCCGGATTTAAATGACTTATGGTGGTACGGTGGAGAGTATTCTGCAGCAATGCTCGTATCAAAAGTCTTAGATAATCGTTTTATCTATGTTGAAGACGAAAAGAAGTTTTATTTTTTTAATAACCACATCTGGCAGCGCGTATCAAACACGCCAGCTGTAATATTTAATATTCTGCAGGTATTTGTTGATTATGGATTTAATACTGACGACGGAAAAGATGAAAACTTTAGAAAGTCTCTTAAAAAACTCCGTGTAACAATTCAGCAGAGACGCTTCCTGCTGGCAGTAGAAAAAATCCTTTCAGGTATAGAGACTGTATTCCGTGAATCCATCACCTTCGACGGTCCACAGGTCCAGGAAACACTCACACTGCAGGACGGAGTATTAGACTTCTCTGGTAAAGAACTGAAAATCCGCGAATCACATCCGGAAGAATACCGTCTCAGAACCCTACCCTACAAAGTAGATGAAATCCTCAACGCTGCAGAACCGGAAAAATTCTTAAAGTTTATGAAATCCAATTTCCGCAATCAGGATACACTGGAAACACTGTTTTATTATCTCAGCTTAATTCCAAGCCGCTGCGCACAGTACAAAGTAGGAGGAATTTTTATTGGAACCGGTGGAACTGGTAAAACCACCACCATGAAGATTATCTCAGATCTTTATCCAAAAATGACAACACCAATTCCGCGCCAGGTAATCATGCTTAATAAAGATATTCGCAACTATGGAGGCGGCGCAAATCCGGAAATCGCAGAACTCGAAGGAATGGGAGCCGGAATCTCAGACGAAACCCAGCGAAACGATATGCTTAACTCAGCTGTATTTAAGCAGCTCACTGGAGGCGGCGTAATGAAAGCACGCCGCCTGTATGCAAATGCTAAAGAGTTCAAGCCAACCGCTCAGACCATTATTCTTACAAACTACTTACCTCGCTTCGATAACAAAGACCCTGCAACCATCGACCGAATGGTAGTAATTCCATTCAGTATCACTCATAAACGAGGCGAAGACAAAGATTTTAAGGACGAAAATGATATATTTGATTTACTCCGTCCGGAATATCCTGGAATGGTAAAATTTTTCGCTCAGTATTATATCAGGCTTAAAAATGAACATAAGGGAAAAATCCCACTATCAAAAGAATGTCAGTCCTATAAGGATGACTACATCGAAGATCAGGCAACCGACCTCGACCGCTTCGTAAAAGAAAATATTGAATTTATCAAAGATGAAAACGCCTTTGTTAAGGTTAAAGATCTTTATGCTCGTTATTGCGAGATTAACGATATTGAAACAAATGATAAAGGCCAGCCGGTTGATAAAGATGCCTGGTCACAGAACAAACTCACCCACTTTCTCAAAAGTGATTACACCGAAATCCATATCAAGCAAAAGAGATTCGGAGGCGCACCTGAACAGATTATCGTTAATATGCGCCTAAAGCCGCTCCCAGAGAAAAAAGGAGAAGCTGCAAAAACAGAACAGAAAGCAACTCAGCCGAAACAGCAGGAATTAATCCAGCAGCAAAAATCAGCTTCAAAACCTGCGCCAGCTCCACAAAAGCCTCGCGTAGAGCCACCAATGCCAACGGATAATCCGTTTGAAGATGAGGAAAACAATGACTTTGATATATTCTGATAAAGGTGAAATTCTCTCAAAATGCGAAGACGAACAGTCCGAACAGATAGATAACAATTCTGTTACCATCCGATTTTATTCAGATGAAAACGGCTGGAAGTTCGCACTGGCCGTCAAAATAGAACGCTGCATCCGTTTTAAGCCCTGTCTTAAAAATGATCCATATCTGTCATCAAAAAGCGAATGTAAAATCGAAGCTGAACGCTTAATTAATACATGGCTCACCAAGCCACAAAAAAAAATCTATGGCCGTTTTATGCTGCTGGAACTCCAGCAGCCTGAATTACCGTTTGACGATTAAACAAAGGAATTAAATTATGACTTTAAGCTGTTCAAATTGTAATCATGGCCATAACTGCAAACATTATATCGGACTTTATCAGGTCCCTATGGATTCCGTTGTTTGTGTTTGCAATGAATGCGGCATGAACGTATTTCAGGGCAATAAAAAAGCTGCAGATGCATTTATAAAACAAAAAGAATTTCAACCAGAATTACCATTAGATTTTACAGGAGTAGAATTATGTTAGATGAACATCAAATATGTATCGGAATATTAGGTTACTTCCCAGGAAAACCTTTAAACTGCTTTATAAACCGGATGTATCGTTTCGACCATTCCAAACATGACGGATTATTCAAATATTGCGATTTTAACGTTCATACCTTATGTCATGAAAAACTCTGGTACATGAATAAAAATTTAATGAAAGATAAAAAAATATAGAAAAATACAAAAAAATATAAAAATACTTGACAAGTAAATACATCTAGATGTATCCTTAAAACTGTTCAAACAGTTTTATTTTTTTCTGGCGAAAGTTCATGTAGACTTGTCAGGTGTTTTTTTTATGCCCTAATCATATAGGCATATTACACCAACATTGTAAATATGAGCCGGACTATCAGAACACCGCGAGGCTTCTGAACTTTTTCGCCTGACAAAGACTGAAACTGTTTGAACAATAGTCCGGCTCTTTTATTTTTAAAAGGCCGCCGGAAGGAAAAACAAATTCAGGAGGCATTTTAATGCAAGACCAGCCAAAAACAATGCAGCAGCTCGCAGATGAGCTTCATGCAATTATCGTGCAGGAAATCTATCCAGACGGCCTGCGAGTTCAAGCCATACCAATCAGCTCATTAGTTCCAAAACCAATTCTTACAAACGACGGCTTTACCTGGCAAATCCAACCGCGCAAAGTAAACATCACGCCGCGCATTCTGATCCGTGAACTTTCAGAAATGAATCCTCAGAGTGCAGTTTATCCGCGCCTGTTCGGATTACACGCTGCAGAAGCAATCCAGAGCTTAAAACAAATCGTACACGCATAAACAAGGAGACATATAAATGCAAGACAGAAAATTAGACGAAGACACAATCGAAACCATTGATTTATTATCAGACGTACAGCGTGAAATTTCAGTATTCGCCGACCTGTTATTAAACTTCACCGATAAAGGCTCTGCAGAAATTAAAAACTCTACCCTGTTTTCTATTGGTGAAAAACTGGATGAATGTAACCTCAAATTAGACAAAATTCATAACAGAATAATAGCAGCCTGAATTTCGCACTCTTCATCGCGTCAGAAACCCTTAAAAACCGTTAAAATCGGGCTTCTGACGCGTCTTTTTAACCTCAATCGACAAATATCATTACCAAGCGTTAAAACACCCCTAAAACACCCCTTTTTAAGCGTTTCCGCCACTTTTTCAAATCATAGCAAGACTTAAAAACATACTTAAAAAATAATTGTGATTTTTTTTAACTTTTTTTGTTATTTGTATTGACTTTTTACAAATACAATGATATATTAATACTTGTCAGGAGCAAAAAGCTCCTGTAACAAGGAGACACAATATGAATCAGGAAATCGCCGAAACAATCTTGAGACAGCTTGGAGGTCGCCGCTTCGCAATGATGACCGGAGCAAAAGACTTCATCATTACAAAGAATGAGCTTTCATTCAAAATCGGAAGAAACTGCAATAGTATCAACCGTGTTTTAATTTCGCTTGATCCTAGCGACACTTACACAATGAAATTCTGCAGAGACAGACTTTCAAAAAAAACTCTTGAGTTTTCAAGAAAAGTAGTAAACGAAATATCGGACGTTTATTGCGATATGCTCCAGCCAGTGTTCACTCAGTACACAGGCCTTGAAACAAGAATGCCGATGATCATCGGAATTAACTGCTAAATCAAGCACCAGGGCGAAAGCCCTGGATTTAAGAGGAGATTAAATCATGGATAAAATCAAAGCAAATACAACCTATTACGCAAGATCTATCGGAGATCATAACTGCATTTTTGAGCTTACAGTTATTTCCAGAACTGCTAAGACAGCCCTTATAAATTACGACAATGAAAAACGTCGTGCAAAAATCTACACCGATTCAGACGGTAGCGAGTACCTCTGGCCGGACCACTGGAGCTTCGCACCAATCTTCCGCTCCAGAAATACAGTAAAACCTAAACGAGATTGGGAGTAAATTAAAAGCTGGCTGTAATGCCAGCTTAAAAATATATTCAGGAGGATATAAAATGTCAGAAGAAAAAAAATACACCGGCTACGGTTATCACGGCGGAGGTCGTAAAGCTACAGGATTAAAACGAGTTTCCATTGCAGTTTCCGGACAACCAGAAGAACTGGAGCAGCTGAAAGCAAATGCCGAAGCTGCAGGTTATAAAACCACATCCGGATTTATTATTGATATGCTCGTTCATAAATGGCCACTTACTCCTCTACCTTCAAAAGATGCCGAATAACTTTTAATAACTGTCTCACATAAAACATATAATTATCAGTATGCACTGCATGGCCGCAAATGCTGGCCATACTCCTGCAGAAAGAAGCTGCATCAACTTTCCCGGCAATAAACTTATTCACATAACGTCTCACGCGATAAACAGTCTGCTTTTTAATCATCTTCCCCTTCGGGTAGATTTTGTATCCTACAAATTCTATACCTCTGGAACACTTATTAATCGTCGTTTTATCATTTAATTTTAGATGCAGTTCATTCTCAATAAACCTGGTAATCAATTTCAAATCACGCTTCAATTCAGCTTTATCACCCAGTAAAAGAAAATCGTCCATGTATCTCACATAATACTTCACTTTCAATTCATGCTTAATAAACCTGTCTAATTCATTCAGGTATAGATTCGCCGTCAGCTGGCTTAATCTGTTACCAATTTTAATACCACGCTCCGGATTATCCTTATGCAAAATCTGAAAGATAAGATTCAGCGTCCGTACGTCCGATATATGCCGTTTATAAAGATTAAAAGCTATATCTAAATCAACGTTATAAAAATATTTTGTAATGTCGCATTTTAAATAAAATTCATTTTTCTGCTTTCCCAGGAAATATGAAATTCTTCCTGCAGCTTTCAAAGCTCCACGCCCCTTAATGCACGCATAACTGTCATAAATAAAAGTTTTAGTAATATCCGGCTCAATTACATTACAAATCGCCGATTGAACAACTCTATCACGATAAGGAAGCGCGTTTATCTCTCTTCTTTTAGGCTCATATTTAATAAACGAATAAAAGTCTCCAAGCCTGTATAATCCCCAGAGTAATTCATTCTGCAGCTCAATTAAGTTTTCTTCCAAATGAGCATAAAACTTTAATGATGCAGGTTTATATCTATGTTCACTGGATACAGTTTTAAACGCTTCCAGCAGGTTATCAAAGCTGCAGATCTTCTCAAAAATATCGTCCATCATGTCAGTAACAATCCTTTATTCTTAAATGTAAAAAACGGGAAGATTCGCAAATCTTCCCGTCAGTAATTCTTTTTAGCTTTAAATCATAAAACCGAAGATAACTAATCTGATTCAAACTTCATATCGAAGTAACCACGGCCTCAGGTCCATAAACTCTAAGGCCTGAAAAAATAACTTCTCGTCAAATCACAGGCGAGGCGCGAGCCAATATTCGTGTTCACGTTCCACGGGTAGTTGTTGCCATTCACCGTACGAGAACCGCAGTTCACGCCATTATTCCAGTTGCTACCGCAGTTGAGCGCACGCAAACCATTGCTTTTTCATTAGTTACCTTTATTTATTAAGCCGCCCAGAATACGACCTAATTCTGCCATCATCTTGCACGCTGTCTCATAGCTATGATGTGACAGGTATTTTGAACCTTTGGAATGAGCAAAGCGGATATAGAATCTAAGAATCTCAAATTCAGTATCAACCTTATACCAGCCTTCCACTTTTCTGGAACTCCGATTAGTTCTGATTATCAACTCCATTGTCCTATGAAGACAGTTTTTAATATCTGTCTCAAGTGCAAAATGCTCATAATGAGGGAACTTTTCAACCAACGGCTCAAAATAAATTATAAAATCCTCAAACTTCCTAAATAAAACCAAGTTCTGAACATTACCTGTCCGGAACTCAGTTTTATTCTTCTCCTCAGTTGTTTCGTTCATGCCTAGTCAAACCAGAGAATCAGAAATTCAGAAACCAGGTGATTCGCTTACAGCGAATCACAGGCGAGGCGCGAGCCAATATCCGTGCCCACGTCCCACGGGCAGTCGTTGCCACCCACCGTACGAGAACCGCAGAACACGCCACCATTCCAGTAGCTACCGCAGTAGAGCGCACGCAAACCACCGCTGTTAGGAAGATAAGCCTGACCCTGATTAGCACCAAGAACATTCTGCCAAGCCCAGTTAGTAGAGCTGAAATCAAGAGAGAATGTTTTAGTCCACTCAGAAACGTTACCAGCACAGTCTACAACGTTCTTAGCTGAAATTGCATAAGGCTTAACGCCGTTTACAACGTCCAGCTCACCTGTAGAAGTATTAACCTGACAACCAGTGCGGCATCGTGCTGTATTAGTTGTTTTAGTCCATCCGTAGTTATTTGAGCCATCTTCGCCCTGAGGAGAACCAAAAGCACCCTGCATCCATTCATCATAAGAAAGCAGGCGCAATCCCTGACGTGCTGCAAGTTCATTAAAGTTAAACTGATTCAAGCCCTCAGTACCAGTAGCAGGAAGTTCTCCATAAGCAATTTTCAACTTACCCTCAGCAACCGAAAGCCCGTTAGTACCGGCCATGAATGTAATGGCTTCATCAACAGAAGGAAGATAAATACCTTCCCACAGATTTTCATTAATTTTAACCATACCAGGAACAATAACTCTAGGACGATTTTTCAAATCCCAAACACTGTTAGGAACAATACCTGTAGTTACGTTATCCTGCCATTTAGTTCCGGAAGTTCCAAACTTATTTCCTGCAGAATCAATAGGAACCCACAAACCATCATCAGAAACTTTTCTGATATGACCAACATGGAAGCCGCCAATCTTTCTGGAATTGTTAGCATTGAATCCGTCCGGATAAGTAGAATTCAAAGAAACTACAATCGAAACAGTAGAACCTGACAAACAGATATAAACATAGTAATCCTTACCATGTCCTAAAGTGTCGCCAGTATCAAGATTCTCAGCTGGATCAAATTCTATTGCGCTTCTGTTAGTAATCTGACGCCATGCAACGCCATCATACAAATCAACCGCAAAACCATCTTTGAGAATAAGTTTATTCTCAGTGTAAGCAAATGGATCCTTTTTTACCAGGTAAGCCGAACCTACACACTTAAAATTTCCGTTTTCAGGAATTGTAGCAACGGAAGCATCATCAGTTCCGTCAGCCCAAAGTTTTAAAGCCATATTTCAAAACTCCTATTCAATTTTTTTAAGCAAAGCATCAATCTCAGCGTCAGTAAAACCGAGCCGGATCTTCTTACAAGCAGGATTTTCGACAACCTCATAATCATCAGCTGTCTGCTCTTCTGCAGGAACATTTTCGCTAGACTTTTTCAATACCAGCATCGTTGTATTGTCTTTTAAGTCATGCAAAGCTCTTGCAAGCTCACCCTTACCGCTGTTAGTTGCGCAAGCATATTCCACAGCGTTTTCATAATCCTTTTTAGTATTAAAGGATTTTGGAACACCAACCATCTTAGGCCTCCTTGATAATTATATTAATTTTGAATGGAACAGCTTCGCCCCATTTTTTTTCACCGAATTTAAAAGTTCCCCATTTCACAGCTCGCGAAATATTCTGAACCTGACCGTCTTTAATTTCTCTGATTACCAGATGTAATCCATCTACATCCACTCTGGTCCTGATTGGTAATACATCGCCAGTATCATCCGCCATAACTGCATAAACCAAATAAGTTACATTAGAATTGTAAGTGCGATGTAAATCAGCCCACGGAATAAGCGGCTCAGCTTCATCAGTTTCAACACGAATAAAACAGCCCAGTAACTTATTTTCAATAAGCTGCAGAACTGCCTTTAAAACGTCAGAATCATCTACACTGTCAGGATTTCCGGAAACTTCGTCAATATCGCCGAAAGCTGCAACAAACAAAGCCTGACGCGCACCAATCATATCGTTCATCCACAAAGCACGGTAAGGAGTTCCATCAATACCTTCATCTGTAGAAGCGTCAATGGCTTTACCGCCTGGGTAAGCCGGATCAGTGTTATCAAAATAATTTGAATACGTTGAATCTATCTTAATCATCTTTAACCTCCTGACTTAAATGTATTCAACAAACAAAATAGCCGTCGTATGCGCCGGCTTAATTTTCAGAACAATATATTCCAAAAAGTTTTTCCATTTTGCTTCAACCTGCAGCTTCTCCACATACATAATCGCTTTATATCTGTTACGGATAACCGATTTACAGATAAAAAAGCAGTTTCGCCAGTAATCAGGAACCGAAGGAAGCTCATAGAAAGATTCACTGTCATTTTTCAAAACAGTAGGAATAAAATCAGAATCACCGATTTTATAACCATTCACGGCGTATTTATTACCGTTTACCATTCTCTTATTTCCGTTTACTGCAGCATATACAGCATTAGAATCTCGCGGATCACGCACAGGAAGATTTTCAACAATCTGAAAATCCGGAGAAATCAGCTGCAGAATCTGCAGTAAATAATCCTTACCCTGACCACCTTTATTAATCTGCCAGAATGAAGACAAAAGTTTTCGGCGCATACAAGTGTCATACTGCTCAGCAAAAACAACGCCAAACTGCTTTTCCCACGCAGCAATTTCCCGTGTAGTATCTGCAAATCTGTCTCCATAAATCTTTTCCAGATAAGTCTGAAAATCCTGCGGCACATATCCAAGACCGTCACAGAATTTTCTAAACGAATTATCACAGATATTTCTAAAAGCCTTAGAACGCGGATATAAAAATTGAACTACCTTCAACCAGCTCATACAGCAACCCCGTTAATATACAGTGTTCCAAGTTTCGCAAGCTCACCACGGCCCAGAGTGTATTCAGCAATAGATTCGCTAGAATGCTTCAAAACAACACCTGTAAAACTTGCAGTATTAGCAATAGCAATCTCATTCACAATACCAATCAGATTATTAACCGAAATATCATCTACACGATTATTATCAACCGAAAGACCGCGAATATATGGCTCACGCTCCAGAAGATAATTCTCAATATTTGTCTTCGCAGTATCCTTCATACTGTCAATATCACCGTTATAACCGGTAATATAAACATCAAAAATTTCTTCTGTAATTGTTTTAATGTTTGCATAGCTTTCATCAAAATCCGGATCCAGAACTGCAGTAAGCGGCTTTCTATTCTGTTCTCCAGTATCCGGATCATAAGTACATGATTCACCAACAGCCTTTAAAAGTGCATTATCAGCTACACGCGAGCCGGTTGATTCTTTATCAGCACAGATATAAAGAATTACACCTGCAGCTGAATCATCATCTGTATAAACATAAGTCTGATAAACGCCTGGAACCTCATTTCCCCAAACACGATAATCAGAAAGCGCGCCACCCTGAGGCTGAGTTTTCCATCTTGTAACAACTCTATGGCGATAAGAATCTACACTCTCTCCATCAGTCGCCTGAGTATCAACACTGTAAACAGTTGCAGTATCACCTAAAAATCCAATCGGATTCACAAACTTTAATTCATCACCTGCAGAAAGATTTCCTGCAGTTCCGCTTTCAGTACATTCAATATCAACCTGCTGCTCCTCGCCGTCAGCAAGAACAATGGCCTTAGTCGTACTTACCAGGTAAAGTTTCCCATTAAGGGAACTCTTTAACTGAGTTCCAGAATTGAGAACACCGTCAGCTAAAACCTTAACAGTAATCTTTCCGACAAAAGTTGTAGCCTCGTAGGGCTTACCGCATCCAATCTGATTTCCATGTTCAATAAGCGGATTAATCTCTTTTCCCAAAATCTTAAAAGTTCCATAGCTCGCAGTAGAAGGGAAAATCTGCAGAAAAATCCATGCAGCCATTTTGTAAAGTACAATGTAAAGTCCAGCAATCACCTTGCAGGTAACATGAATAAAAGATTTCGGCAAAAGTCTGAACCGCGTATTAAACGCAGTTTCAAAACCATTTAAAGCAAGGTCATAAACCTCATTTATAGTTTTATTCTCAAAATTAAAGTCCATTACTCATAGCCTCCCATTCAATTCCAAATGTCGTACTTAAAATATTTTCTCCAGATTTAAGAGCATTAATCTCAAAATCTGCAGTTTTCACATCTTTAATTTTTCCCTTTACAGTAACTTCATCAGCCACGCCGTCATCAATAAGCCACTGTAAATCACCCACGGCTGCATCTTCCGCAAGTTTTAAGTTCTTAGAAGTCATCGGTAAACTGCAGATAGTATTCTGGAACTTACTCACCATCTTTGTTTTTTCTTCACCAACAAGATTTCCCCAAAACGCTTTTCCGCTGTCAGTCACGCCGTTATCATCAAAATTTCCACCAAATAACGACAGATAAACTGCAGTCTTAAAAGTCTTATCACAGGCAATTACACCATCTTCAATCTGCAGCACACCGCCATCATTACTATCCAAAAATAAAACGTCACCCTCAAACTCTGTCATAAAACACTTCCTGGAACAGTAGTCGCTCCTGTATGCGCACTATGCACCCCAGGAACAGTATCAGTTGTAGTAACTGTAATTCCTGCAGGCACTTCCGCATTCTGCTGGATATGCGAAACGATTTCGCCTGCAACCTTTTTCCAAAACTCCTCGCATTGAGTTCTTCCCTCTGCACTGGCACCACTGTCAAGCACAGCTGCAGCAATCGCCAATCCCAAAGTATCCCCATTCATCGCCATATCACACCACCTATGTATTCAATACCATTTCACCACTATGCGGCGCACCCGTAACAGGACACGTCGGTAAAGCACAAAAACAGCCAGTACCACTAGGCGTAGCTGTTCCCTTACATTTCATGTTTCCACCGGTAATTTCCAGCTTTCCCTGAAACTTAGTGTTTCCGTCAGCCTTAACCGTCAGATCTTTTTTCACATTAAGCTCATAGTTATCATCCGTCGAAACAGAAACGCCACCAGGAGAAACAGCTTCAATCTTTCCGTCTCCAAGCAGCTTTAAAACAGCCTGAACCGCTCCGTCTTCATCGCGTGAATATAAAATCCGCTCTCCAGGCTTCGCGCCCTGACTAACCATCAGTACACCCACAGCCGCCATCTTGCCCGTTCCGTCAATCGAAATAAGCGCAATTCTGTCATCTTCAAGCGGCGGCGCATCTTCACCACTGGCCGCATACATATCACAAGACTGATTGAACTTAAAACGTGTCTCTACAGTTGCCACGATAAACTTTTCAATCTCAGTCTTAATCAGCTTGCCTATTCTTCCCACGGAAACTCCTCCGGCAATGAGCCGTCACGCGCACCAGGTAAAACCAGCTTCAAAGTAGTAACATTTCCATCGCTGTCACTTCTCTGAATAGTCACATTATCAATTAAAAAAGTGCTTTCCTTGTAAACCATTGCTCCAGGAGCCACAAGCGAAATCGCCATATTTTTCCGCCAAAGTTCACCCTTAGGAGTTTTATGACCAATAACTTTAAGCTCATAACTTGCAGCACTCGCAAACATACGGCCAGCCTTAGCTTCAACAGCATTCTGCAGGTCCGTACTCGTAGCGTCATCGGCAACAAACGTATAAGGCCGTAAAACTCCAGCCTTAGTTAAAAGTTTATTTTCGTAAGTGTAATGTCCGGCATCTTCCTCATTTTCAACCTTAGAAAATCCCGTAATATGACTAAAAAACTTCTGACTATCAAAAGACGGCTTACAGCTCAAAAACGGCTCTTCACCCTCTTTAATAGTCGCGCACACCTTTTCTTTTTTAGGCTGCCAGAACAATAAATCACCATTAGGCTTATTAGTAATAATCAAGCCGCGCTGTTCAGCAAGTTTTTTCAAAAAATTAAAAAGTGTATCACCCGGAGAGTATTCTACTTTCTCAAACGCAGCACCCTCATCACCGTCAATCACAATACCAAAACCAAACGGACCGCAGGCATCCTTCGCAATGTCACTCAAATTCATTCCGTTGTATTCCGGAGGATATTTTGTCTCTGGTAAACAAACTTCATTCACACAGCCGCAGGATGGATAACCCTGCAGAGTAACAGTTTTTTTGTCCGGATCTACTTCCGGATTCGGAGTAAGCAAAGTACCATTAAAAAGCAGTTTTTTATCGTAGTACACAGAACACTGACGATAAGTAAACGGCTTAAATGCTTTTCTGTATTCTTTCACAGTATCATCAAACGGAGCTGTAAAACTGAAAGCATCGAAACTGTCAAGAGACATAGAAATTGTATAACCTGAAAAACCGGTAAAAGCCTTTCCGTCAATCAGAATAGTAATATCCTGCTCTGCTCCGTCATCCAGAACTACAGGAACCGTACTCTCCGGTAAAACTTTTCCCACTTTTTCAGTCGGCTTTTCTTCTGCAGGAATAATCAGCACATCACCAGGATAAATAAGAGGCGAACCGTCCACCGCAGTTTTTCTACCCATCAGCTGAGGATTCGCATTTTTTATCAAAACCCATTTTCCACTAAGACCATATTGTCTGGTAGAAATAGAGCTAAGAGTGTCACCTTTCTTCACAGTGTAACTAGACATAATAAGCAACCTCTTTTCCCATAGGTAAAACTTTCAACTCATCCAGCATCAAATTATTGTCCGTAATAAATTCATCAATATGCGAATCAACTTCACCGTAAAGCTCTGCAAGCAGTTCTATAATCTGTCTGTCACGACCAAGCACAATAACGCGTCTTTTTCTCAGACTGAAAGCAGTATTCAAAACCAGAGCTACAGTCTTCTGATAAACTTCAAGCAATGCAGAATAACTTTCCGAAGTTTCAATCAAAACATCTTTTCCAACTTCACTATCCAGCTTTTCTTTTACACTTTCATAAACTTCCTGAACCTTTTCAGCTGCAGTAATAGCATCCTCTCTGCTGGTAAATCCGTCCTGAGTTCCATCAGTAGAACCGCCCTCAGAAGAAGACGAACTCTGGCCGCAGGCAAAAGTAGTACCCTCACAAATTGCGCAAATGGCACCCTGCAGACTTAATTTCATAACCGCATACTGATTACGAACCTTCTTATCACCAAACGGATCATTCTTAAATTTCTTCACAATATCGCGGACCATATTCGCATAAGCTGTAATAATTTCACCCGGCATACTTACAATAGTTGCCGGTAATCTCATCAGCTTCAAAACAGTAGCAGCATAACCACGAATATCATTAATCGGAGCAGTAGCACTGTTCACAATCTTTCTCATGGCCTTATAAGCACCGTTAGTAATATCATTCAAATTAAAATTCTTTTTAGTTGCGACCATATCAGCAAAATCATCAATATTGTCACAAATGATTTTCGCACTGTCTTTACACAAGTTTTCAACCTGTAGAACTTCCGGCGCGCTATCCAGGCTTATTGATGCCACAAACTCATCAATCGCGTTATCAACAAACACCTCAGCTGCAGCCGTAATATCAGAACTACTTTCCGTAACACTCTGCAGAATTTCCTTATCAGTATTAGTCTCACTAAAAGTTACAGTAACAGTAGAAGTATTAACCTCAGTAACAAGACCATCCTCACGCTTAATAGTTCCAGTCGGAACCACAGCACGAGTACCATATACAGGATGACGAAGAGAACCAATTCCTCTCTCTTCCAGTGCAGCTTCAAACTCATCAGCTTTATCCATACAAAGCTCACCGGTAAAAATACAGGTAAGCGGAAAGCGGCGGCCACCACGTCCGAGGCTCTGAACATAAGCACCGTCTTTTTCAGGGAATGTAAAAGTCGCAGTCTTCAAGTCAGTTTCTTTAGAAACATTATCAAAAACAAAAGAAAACTCTTTTCCAGAAGGACTGGTATATTTAATGTCATTCAATTCCATATCTCCCATTTTTATTCAGAAACATGGGAAAAACTATCAACAAGCATACTTTTTCTAAAAGTGGCGTTTTATCCACATATTCCACAAGTTATCCACAATCCGCCACAATAAAAAAAGGGAGCGCACCGGCAACCAGCACGCTCCCCAGGAGAGAGTTTATGTTAAACGGCGATGAAGCCATTTAAGCCATTTTAATTATTTCTTTTTAGATAAAGCGTTAATTCCAGTAATAACACCAATAATCAAAAGAACCAGAGCAATTACAGCCACAATGATTTTAGAAACCATATCAGGCGCAAGACCAAGCAAACCAAGTCCAAGAGAACCGGCTGCAATTAAAATAATTGCCAGAACAACTTTCCAGTCTTTTTTTTCAGACTTTTTGTAAGTTGCCACACACAAAGCTCCTGCAGAAGCAAAAGCAACAGCGAGAGCAGTCCATTCTACAGCAGGAACATCAGTTACAGCAGCAACGGCCGCACCTGCAAGAATCAAAGCAATCAGAATGTAGATAAAGATTTTCTTCATAATCTTCCTCCTAATATTTTAAGCAGTCATTAAAGACTACCTGTATCCACTAAAAACTTCCGCTGGAAGCACTCTGGATAGTAATTCCAGGAGCCGGACCACTAACCTTAGCCTGAACACCTTTCTCAAGACCAATAGTCATACGGCTCTCATTAACCGTTGTACTCTGCTCATAAGAATAACGTTCTGCAGGAGTTACAGGCGCATAACCAGTAACTCCTGGATTTTCGCTCGCTTCTGCATCCTCATCTTTCTGAGCTTCATAAGTCATAGAATTAATAAAATCATCAATTCCGGAATTAAATTCCGCAATCTTTCCGCCAATTCCAGGAATATGACTAAGCATACCAAGTAACTTCTGAACCGGAGTTAAAAGCCATTTTAAGATAGTAGCTCCAATCTGCTTAATACCAGCAATAAAACCACCTTCTTTAAAAGCATTAATAATATTTGCAATCGGCTCCCAGAGCTTCTGTAAAGCACCTAAAAGCACATTCCAGATCACGTTAGCAATATTCTTAATCCACTGCCATGCTTTCTGCATTGCAGCTGTTACCTTATCCCAATTCATAGCAAGCGCAACAATAGCCGCAATAAGCGCAATAATTCCAAGTACAATCCATGTAACCGGATTCGCCAGCATCGCAATATTAAAGCCTGTCTGCGCTGCAGTAGCCGCAGTAGTAGCTGTAGTTTCTGCAGTCATGGCTGCAGTTTCAGCCGCAACCGCAGCAGTCAAAGCTGCCTTAGCTGCAGTCAATCCGCTGGTAATTGCAACCCATCCAATCTGAGCCGCCTTAATAATTACCTGAATAGCCTGCCATGCTTTCATAGCAATGACAGTACCCATAATTACAGTTTTATATAAAGTAATAGCACCTACAATCGCAATAATCGGACCGCGTAAAGCCCAGATAACCTGAGCAAATCCAACTACCATTCTTATAGCACCACTAAGAATATTCATTACACCAATAATCGCCTGAGTGACTTTATCAATATTGATATTATTCACCATATCAATAATTTTCTGTAATCCCTCAGAACCGCCATTTTCAGCCACAGCTTTACCAATATTCAGCTGCACGCCCTCAATAGCACTCTTCAAAAGCGTAATCTGACCCTTTAAAGATTTATTCATTGCAGTAGCAATGTTTTCAGCCGTACCACCAGCACCTTCCAGAGTAGTTACATATTTTCTGATTTCTTTAGTACCAGACTGCATAAGTGTCAAGAATGCACCAATATTTCGCTTACCAAAAATATCCTCAAGCGCAGCGTTTTTAGTCTGTTCGTCAAAATCTCCGAGTTTATTTTCAAACTGCTCAAGAATGTCAATAACAGGTAACATCTTTCCGGCCTGATCATAAACTTTGATTCCAAGTTTATCCAAAGCCTTAGCACCACTTGAACTAGGCGCACCAAGATTCAACATCATATTTCTTAATGCTGTTCCGGCCTCAGCTCCCTTTATACTGCTATTAGCAAGAATTCCAACCATACCACTAAACTGCTCAAGAGAACCGCCCATAGTAGTAAAGGTAGAAGCACCGCTCTTTACAGCTTCAAACCACTGGCTCATATCGGTATTAGCCATGTTAGTAGTTTTAGCTACAACGTCAGCAATACGATTCATATTCTTAGAAGTCTGCTCAGCAACTTCCTCAGCTGATAAAGAAGGATCATTAACGGTAAGCCCAAAAGCACCAATCGCGTCAGTGGCCATATCAACGGCACTAGTCAAATCCATGTTAGTGGCTGCAGCAAGATTAGTAGTACCCATAAGCATACCAATAGCCTGATCAGATGAAAAACCAGCCATCGCCATCTTATCAAGCGCACCAGCCGCCTCTTGCGCACTGAATTTCGTTTTAGCTCCAACTTCCATCGAAGCTTTCTGGAGCCGTTCCAAATCCTCGGTAAACTTTTCGCTGGTAACATCCAGGTCCACAAACTTAGCACCAGCCTGAGTTACACTGTCTTCAAACTCAATATATTTTTTTGTTGAATCTACAATAGCAGCCACCGAAGCCGCAGCTCCGACAGCTAAAAGACCTTTAGCAGCTCGCTTACAGCTGTTTCCAAACTCATTTAAACTTTTCTCAGCGGCTTTCATGTCGCTTTTAATTTTAGTATTAATTGATTGAGAAACACCCTTTAATCCTTTCATTTCTCCTTCAATCTTTTTTATAGGAGCAGTCATAGCATCAACAGCCTTAAAAATTGTTTCAACCGCGTACTTACTTGCCATGATTCTTTTTCGCCTCCTTTGTAGATTTCTGAATTTCGATTAATCCGGGAATTAAAGCATCGTACCAAAAGTGAATTTCACTTAAAGTCAAATTACCAGGTAAGACCGGCAAGTGATAATCTGAATAAATCTGTCTTAAAGCTGTACAAGCTCCAGTAAGCAGATCTACTTTCTTTCTCTTGCCGTCCACCGCAATTTCAAACTTTAAATACTCAAGAAAAAACTTGCGATAGCCTGTAAAACCTTATAGTCGGTCGCATGGATTTTATTAAAGAATCCGTTGTCTTTTCCTGTCATTGCGCTCATAACACAATTCAATTTCTTAAAATTCTGAGTGTCTTTCATGCCGTCCATAGCAGTAAAAAGACTTCCCATAGGCTGGCCAATATTTAATTTCATGCCGGAAAAATTTTCCGGACTACGATTAGAAACAGTGTATTCAATTTCACCGTCACTAAAAGTCAAACGTCCAGCCATACAAGCATCAACAAGACGCTTTTTAAGATTTTCAAAATCCTTAGCGTCCTCTTCATTCATGTTAGCAACTTCATAATCAATACCGGTAATATCACACCAGTTTTCAAATTCTTTTTCTGCCTGCTCTTTAGCAATTACTTCATCAGCCATAATTCAAATCTCCTATATAAAAAAATAAAGCAGAAAGCCCCCGGCGCACCAGGGAACTTTCTGCTTAAAGTTCCAAAAACTTAGCCGAGCTTTTCGCAGGAACCGTTCAGAGTAATCTCTGCAGTTCCTTCTTTCATGTCAGCTTTTACCGCGTCGGTAATCTGCATAGAACCACCAATAACAGTTCCATCAACCATAGTCGCAGAAACGTCAAAGAAGTCCATGCTGTCCTGGCATTCTTTTAAGAACTCCATATCGTCATTCTCATTACTGAGAGTAACATGAAGTCCTTCGATAGCACCCACATGACGGCTCTTAACAATTCTGTTAGTACCATCACCATTAGGCTTTACTTCATTATGAAAACCATTGTAAGTAATCTCACAAGTGTCTTCTCCGTCAGTAGTAAAGCGGCGGCCATTAATAACAATAGATTCAATGCATCCAGAAGCCATTATTCACCTCCCAGGTAGAATCCGAAGAATACATCAGTTGAAGAAACCTCAATGTTACCACTGAGCTTTACAGGGAACTGAACGTTAAGTCTCTTTGGATTCTCGCTGTCAATTTCAACTTTCAGATTCTTCTTAGTGAATTCTGCATCACTAATAAGAGCCTTAGAAGCCAGAGATTTTGCAAGATTCACAAATGCAGTAACAACCATCTTAGGCTGAACAGCATTAGGATTAGTTACAACATCTGCATCAGGAACAAGAGGAACACCAATCATTCCGTCAGCTTCCATAATCAAACGAACATTGTAAACAACGTTCATCAATTTCATCATATCTACAACGTAGCGGCGAGAAGGATATTTACCCTCAGCAACCGGATGATAGAAAGTGATAATGTCGTTCAAACGTGCAGCAGAACCTTCTTTAATGTTAGTTGAGGCACCTTTAGAAACAGCCTGATTACGAACATTGTAATCTTCCTGAACCAGATCATCTCCAGTATGAAGACCAGTCAAAAGACCTTTATAACCGCAAGCTGGATCTTTATCAGCCTGTGTCATAATGTCATTTACAAGACCCTTTGCAGCAACCACATAAGGAAGCTCGCGAGAACCAACAGAAGGAATCAGGAAGTTGATGTAGTCGTTAGGACGTGCATCAGTTACAGCTGTACGAGTAGCATAATTGTCAGTACAACCATGAGCTACAAGACAGCCCTTCTTATTAAGAACACCCCAGCGTCCTTCTCCGAAGTTCTGGTATTTATCAAGGTTAGTTGAGTTATTATATGGATAAAGGTCCAGAATAACAGTTTCCCAAACACCGCCGATAGCAGCGAGAGCAGAATCAACATCACCATCAATCGAACCGCCTGAAAGCTGAGTAACGCTGAAAGTCAATCCAGCAATGTCAGCATCGAGTTCAATCTTAATCAAGTTTCCGATAGTTCCCTTACATTTTGAAGTAAGTGGAATCGCATGGCTGTCTACATCACCTGCAGTAACAGGCATATTAAGAACACCATTAATGGCTGTCTTAATTGCAGCAAGCACATCGTCACCGGCATCATCTTTAGTTACAGCAAACTCTGCAACAATTCCGCCGATGTAAATCTTACCACTACCGTTAGCAGTAGCAGTTCCGGTAATTCCAAGACTACCAGCCGCAGCGACAGCACTAGTTCCTTCTGCTACTGGATAAATAGTAACAGGGAAGCTCGCGCCGTTTCCACTCTGCGGAAACAGCTGCAAAGCAGCAAGATGAAGAGGAGAACCATAGCCATAACGCTCTGCTACCAAAGCTGCGCTAGATTCACATTCATACTTTTTTGTTGAATAAGCAATGCCGCTATTACCCGGACCTACAATCGCAAGTCTCTGAGGCAAGAGAGCAGCCTTGCCAGCGTTAAAGTTCTTATAGCTAACTTCTACGCCAGTAACGCGCGAGATAGCAGAAGCACTTACACCCATCTTATTCCTCCTGATCCATATCTACGATAACCAATCCGGTATCGTCAAGAATTTCCAACGAAATCGGCGCAATCTCTACGCCAGCCACCTGAGGCGAAAACTCAATCAGATCCACATCCATCACAATGCGCACAATACACACTCTTCCGGCTGCATTCTGCTGATTCGGCACACCGCTCATCATTTTTTTAACCTGACGCGCAGTAACCACTCCCCTCAAACCCAGGTAAGCATAATTTCCGGCACATAAAATATTGCGAATGATTCTGGCTGTTTTCCAAGCCTTAATCACCGCCATTCTACCGGTCCGACCATCACCATCAAAAGTTCCAGTCGCATAACAGTCAATATTAAAAGTGGCTGTCACATTATTTTTATTCGTAACAGTAGAACCGCTTCCACCGTCTACACTTACAAGCGAAACATTCACAAGCGGAAAAACATCTTTATCTTCTTCCGTTTGCAGTTCCCACGGCTGATCATTTTCCAGATAGACTTTTATGTTATAATCGTCTGCTCTTACGTCTCCTGCTTCCATTGCAAGCTCATACTGATTCGCAGCTTCAAGAGCAAGAATTCCGCAAATCTGGTCACGGACAATTTCCACATTATCCGGCGTACTTAAAAGCTCATGTACCTGAATATCACTCATCCTCTTCTTCCTCGTTCTTAGACTTTTCTTCAAGATTCAGAGCGCAGATTAAACGCCCTACTCCAAGCGTTCTGTCAGGCTCAAAGCGAACCACAAACAAAATCCATTCATGGCCGCTCATATCCACATAAACTACACGCCAGCCGCGCGCAGGCTTTACATATTCGCCGTCAGAAGTCAAATCGCTCATTCTAAAACAAGCAGTAATCATTCTTCCTGCAATCGGATTCCCCTCAGTATCCACCAGATAACCAATGTCACCCACAAAACCCGATAAATTAAAACCTGTTCCACTAGGCTTCAAAAGAGTGAATGAAACAGCTCCGCCAACCTCTTTATCAGTAAGAGTTACTGCTAAATCTGCCTCTGCAAGCTGTCTCAAACCCATTATTTTCCACCTTTTTTAGAGCCAGCCTTTTTATCAGCTTCGCCCTTCTTTTCAGCTTCATCAGCTGCAGCATCCGCTTTCTTAGCCTCATCAGCTTTTTCTGCATCAGCTTTCTTTTCGCCTTTTTCTTCAACAGCAAGAATCTGGCCTTTAGAAACTGCATCATCAAATGCAGTTTCCGGCTTAAATATGCTCTTAGTGATTACATCACCAGGAGCATAAACCTTGCCGCCGTTGTAAAAGCTCACGCCCTCAGCAACAACGTACTTCATACCGTACCTCCAGCCTTAGTCCTACGAAAGAACAGTAAGACAACCGAAACGGTCGATAGATACAGGAATACAAACTGGACGAACAGTAGCCTGAGCTACAGTAGTATCCTTATCGTCGTTGTTATAAACCTTGTTATGAATCTTCATACCGCCCTGATATGTAACCTTTTCAGGAATAACAGAAGCGAATGGCTCAATCATACCAAGAGAAGGAACTCCACCGTAAACGCAGCGGAAGTCCAAATCCTCAGGATCAGCAAGCACGATAACCTTTTTATCATCCACAAATGGAGTTACTGTACTGTCATTAAATGCAGTGTAACGTCCGTTATAAACCATAAGGTCAAGACGATAAGCACCAAGTTCAATATAACCCATGTACTTTCCGCCCTTGTTTACAATACGAGGATTAAGGTTACCAAGTCCAAGACCGTCTTTCTTAACGGCGTTCTGAACAGCTGTATTCTGGATGAAAGCATTCCAAGCCTTAGCACCAAAAATAGCAATCTTAGCATCAACCAAACCGTCATCGCGGATAGCGTCAGCAAGAGTTTCCAAATCACCAAGCGGATCAGCACCAGCCTGGTCCCATTTAGTGCTTACAGTAGCAATATGAGTAGCCTTAGCATTGAAGTCCAGCTCATAAGCATCATTACCAGCATCGTCAGTAAGTTTAAGTTTACCAGTCTGGAGAACCTGAGAAGCCTGCAATTCTACAGCACGGCCAAGCATTCCATACATAAGCTGGAAAGCACGTTTTAGAATAGTAACCAAACGGCCAAACCAAGTACCAATAGCCTCGTATTCATTTTCACCAGGCTGTCTCTTGAGCAAATCGAAAATGTTTACCGGACGAGCGAGTTTATATACAGGAGGCTTTACCTGCTTTCCCGTAAATACGTCGTCAGAAATTGCGATAGCACCGTTTGAAAGGTCACGAAGAACCGGCGCAACCTGCTCACCTGAGCGAACAATGTCAATATCAACATATTCAGCATCAGTATAATCTTCCTCAGTAGTCTTAAAGAAAGACGAAAGGAAGCCCATTTTATCCATCTTTGGGAAGCTCTCAAAGATTTTAAGAACCTTTTCCTTGAATGCACTCTGCATATCAAAACTCCTTTTAAACTACTGATTATCAGTAGAATTCTGTTCAGTAATCTTTACTGGAATAATTCCGGCTGTCTTAGCCAGATCTTTCTGCAATGCAGTAGCAGCAGTACCAGCAACCTTAATCTTAGAACCGTCTACAGGTCCGGCAATGTAAGCAGTAAGAGGAACATCTTTACCAGATGTACCACCTTCGAGCTTTTCGCGGCCAGTATAGATAGCGCAGATTGGATCAATAAGACCAGATACAGCGATTCCAGTGTACGGAATGAATTTACCGCTTCCACCTCTATCACGTGCAAGAAGGTCACCCTGAACAACTTCGCCGTTAGCAGCGATAGTTACCTTACCAGATTCATAGAAACCGTCACCCAAAACGATTTCTTTATCAGAACCATAATTCTGGACGTTCATGTTAGCCATAATTAGTTTCCTCCCAATGCTTTATCAAAAGCGGCCATCATTGCTTCTTCCTTTTCGTTGTTAGAAGCAGCTGGAGTAGCAACATCACCAGGATTATCTTCCTTGCGAGCTGTAACAGCAGCATTAGCAACACGCTTTTCAAAGTAAGTTGTCTGAACATTATTATCAGCAATAGCAGAGCCATCACGGATAAAACCAGCAGCAACATCAAGACAGCCAGCGATTTCGCCCATCTTCAAATGAGCGTCACAGCGCGAGCGTTCTTCTTTAGAACCTTCTGCTTTACCAGCCGCAAAAACTTCGGCATAAAGAGCAGGCTCTTTAGACTTGAGTTCTTCGATAGTCATAACGCTATCCTCCGTATTATTTTGCGCCGCATTCACGGCAATATTTTCAGGAGCGTTATGACTTTCGCCATGCTCCATTTTCACAGTTTTAGTAAGACTGGCTGCAATGTCAGAATAAGCACTGGCATCCACAAACTTAGTCTCTTTTCGTGTTTTTTCAACACTCATCTTCGCATTATTAAATAAAGCAGATTTATCAACATCATCCACTTTAGAACCGCTGGCAATAACCTCATCAGCAAAGCCTTCGTTCACAATCTCTTCACCAAAAAAGAAAGTTTCTGCATCCATTAATGAATGAAGTTCTTTATCGCTCTTTCCGGAAATCTGCTGATAATATTTAGCCATAAGATTATCAATAGACACTAAAAGACCAGCCTCTTTTTCAAGCTCAAGATGATTACCCATAACGCTAGACCAGGCGTTATGAATCATATAAACAGCGTTATCCTCAACAAGAATCTTACTGTTAGGATTTTCCACCTTAGCAGCAAGCGCAATAATAGACGCACTGGAAGCAGCCATTCCCTGAATATAAGTTTCTACAGTTACTTCCTTATGCTGGCGCATAAAGTTACGGATAATATTAAAAATGGAAATACATTCCCAGACAGAACCGCCTGGACTGTCAATAACAATCTGAACTTTATTATCTTCCTGGTCATAGTTTTCAAGCTCACGGCGCATAAACTCCGCAGTAATACCACTTTCCCACCAGGAATCGCCAATTCGTTTATTAACCAAAATAGACTTCATATATGCCATTTTGTACCCAACAAATCGGAAAAACTATCAACTACGACACATTTTTTATCAGGTAAAAATAAAAAAAAAGCCCCGTGTTTCCACGAGGCTCCTCCCACTTAAAGACCTTATCTCACCCTATAAAGTCTTTAATCGCTCATACAAATTACCAAGAGCATTACCAATATGATTAACGCACTTTTCACTCAATCCACCGCGATTATTCATCATAACCTCAGAATAAAGCTCCAGATGATAAATCACATCGTCCAGCAATTCTCTACCTTCAAAAGATAACTGCTCTTCAACTTCTTTTTTTGAATCTGCCATTTTCAAAACTCCTAATTTTAATCTTTATCGAAGTTTTTCAAAAAGTATAGATTACACATCGCATGATCCAGATGACTTTTTCCACTTTCCGGATCAACTTTCTCACCGTTCTGCCATGCTGTTAAGTGTCGCATTAATGCAGCAAAATATCTGTTCTTACCGTCAGGAACTTTCTTCCAGTTTTCACGCGCGTATTTCTCCGCACCAAATGTAAGAACTTCGACACATCCCTCAAGTGATTTCAATTCCAGAAGCGACCAGTCCGGCTTTCCTTTATCAGCTTTCACGCCACAGCCGGAATGAATATCAGCAATCAGGTCATCATTTATTTTACCACTCATTTACTTTCTGAACCTCAAAAAACCTAAAAGATTATCACAAGAGCGAACTTTAAATTTCACACCATCCTGCTTTAATCCATCCTGTTCCGCCACCAGAAAGGAACGTCCGTCAATATTTCCCATTACAAGCGCAACATGGCCATATTTATTCTTATCAGTCGCACCCCACACAGCCACATCCCCGGCACGCGGATTAATATAAACCTTTTCAAAATACTTCTTCTCAAGAGGCATTTTGTCATAATTCAAAAATAAATCCTTAGCACCCTCTACACCACCCGTATGAGGAATGCCAAGTACATCCTGACAAAACTGGCGAAATAGATCTACACACTGCGCACCATAAGCCTTGTCAAAATCGCACTTCTTACCAGTCCACTTATTCAAAAATTCATCAATCGTCTGCATTATTCACCTCTCTCATAAAGCTGCTTAGTCCGTTCATAAGCCTCTTTAGTTGCTTTATAATCAATTTTAAAATCTTTCAAACTGTCATAATATTCAAGCGACATTAAAACCATACCGCTCTTATCATCATAATCAACGTCACAATCACCCGGCTTAGGAAACTCCGGCCACACTACTTCCGGAAGTACATAAACCGTCTTAGTCGTAGTCACGCAGGCTGTCAGTGATAGCATTAAACTTATCACGGCCACTAAGCCCATCAGTCTTATGCTTTTCTTTATCTGCATTTTCAAACACCTCTTTTTTTATCCGCGCTTCATTCTGTGCAAGCTCCACCTGATAGCGAAGCCGCTCAGCTCTCTCATGTTCATCCTTGTAAGCCTTTTCACTCTTACGCCATGCCTTAAAAAGTAAAACGGCGGCCACCAGAAGAACAGCAATAACCGCAATCAAAATCAAAACAGTTTTCACTGCAGCCCCTCCTCATTCTTAGAAGCTAAAGCGTCGCTGATAGCAAAAGCCGCTTTCTGGCCAAAGTTAGCACCCAGGTAAAAAGCACTGATATAAAAAAAGTCTTTCAAAACCGCTTCAAAAAGTTCCACAGTTTTTTCAACCGCCACCACATTCTTAATACAGCTGATTAAAACCACAACGCCCACAATCAGCGTCAAAACCAGCCATACAACCCACACTAAAAACTTCCTGCTCTGCAATTTAGCAGGCTTTTCTTCCACTTTCTCAACTTCATCCGCCATAACAAACCCCTTATTTTTTCATTAAAAAATTAATTAAAATGTTTACGCCAGAAGTGACGACGATAGTCAGTACAATTACCGCAATTTTTTTCCAGACCGCCAGAGCCACTTCTCCGCTTTTTTTTTCCAGCTTATCAATTCTTCCACGAATCAACTCATCACTCTGAATACTCTTCGCAACACTACGGTCCAGCTTCGCTTCCAGTTTTTCAGTATTAAGTTTTATAACTTCAATACTGTTAATCATCACAGGAATATCTTTGAGAATCTTTTCATGGTCGTCTACTTTCTTTTCAATACTTTCAATCTTTGCATTCATCTCAGTCATCTGCACAGCTGTACTCTTCGAGATCTCAAACATCTGGAGCATAAGCTCTTTATTGGTCATACCGTCGCCCATAATAAACCTCCGCTCTATTTGTCAGTAGTCTCATCGTCAGCATCATTATCATCCAACTGATTATCCGCTTCCGACCCGTCCATGCTATAAGCAGGCTTTCCGTTATTGTCTTCCAGAATATGAGGATTAAAACCAAGTTGATGAGCATAATTAATTTCACGTTTAAGCTGCGCGATAGTCTTTCTGAAAGTCTTACCGTTAATACGCTTACACTCATCGTCAAGAGTAGTAAGACCATTATCAAGCGCATCATTAGCAGCCTTAACATCCTTAGTACGTTCAACGCTAGGACGTGCAATACCGCTCCACGAACAGCTTAACCATGCAGCTTTAATCTGCCACAGTTTCGGATCCGCAAAAGCCATAACAAAACCCGGAAGATTAAGCATTCCGTTTAATGCCGCCTGAATCACAAACTCTTCAAAAATAATCTGACAGAAGTCTTTAGCATTCTTAAAATTACGATATTTAAGATATACCTCAAATTCATTATTAGCCTGACGGCTCGCAGAATAAGAAGATGTAAACTTTAATTTTGCAATCTCCGGAGGAATTTCCAGACTCCAGCAAATCGCATCAATAATCGCACCTTCAAAAACCGCAAAATTTACATTCGGCCTGTTAGTAGAATAGCTTACAACCTCTTCGCCTGGAGCAAGATCATCGAACACCGTACCAGGCTGCATCAGCTGAATAGGTTGATGACCCTTAGGCGGAATTTCCGAACCAATACCAGTTTTAATACCGCCTACTTCCTTCATAGGACGCTGCAGCCCTGCAGTCGGACGAGTTCCAAGCGCAGTCTCCGGAGACTTCTTCACAGTAAACGCAATCAAAGCGTTAATAACTGCAGCTCTTATTTCGGCATCCTTGTATTTATCAATATCAGAAAGCATAGAAAGCACGTTAGCCAGTAAAGGCTCACCGCGCACCTTATCGCTCATTTTTTCAGAACCGTAAACCATCCAGCTTATCTGTCTTCCGGATTTTTCACCCTTTACAGGAATACGTTCATATTTAAGCTGGCCGTCTTCAAAAGTCTGAACAAAATAAGCAACATGACGGTTATACTTATCAAGCTCAACGCCCTGAATAATTCTGTTTCCGTTTTTACAAACATAATCTGCAGGAGTTTTAATATTATTACCGTTCACCCACTGCCACATCGGAAGCCCGTTAGTATGATTCACACGCGCAATAATAACACCGTCACCACACAAAATAGCTTCACGTCTTACAACTTCCTGGAACTCACCAAAAGTTAATTCCTTACGATAATCAAAAAGCTCATAATTATTCGTATAAAGATTAAACTGCGAAGTAATAACATCACCATACTTCACAGCCAAATCAGCGCGCTCCATATCATCCTTACCAGGCCACAAAACATCTTCATTCGGACTACTATTCGCACTTAAACCGGTAAAAATCTCATTACGCAGGATGCGGCGCAAAATACCACGCGCATACGGAGAATCAGTCCAAAGCTCCATAGACTTCTGACGAAGCGTCCAGTAATCAATAGAATTAAAAACCTTAACAAGCCCAAGAGAACCGCGGAACTTTTCACCGCTCCAGGTAACATTCTGGCTCAAAGCCTCAGCCACCATTCTCTGATATTTATTATGAATCTCAGCTTCAAACTGCTTACGTGTTTTAAAATTAAAAATACCCATTTAGAACCCCGGACAAATCTGAGGACAACGGCTGCCCCCTACCTGTAAACGTGCTTCCAGAACCGCAATATCACCCAGCAGCTTCTCACGTCTCAGATATAAATTACTCAAGTCAGAACGGCTAACCGTCTGCTTATCCTGTCCGGTATCAATCGTATAAGACTGAATATTTCCGTTTTTATTAAAGGCTACAATCGCCTTTTCAATCTCTAAAAGTAAAATTTTGGCATTAGTCAGCTCATCTTGCCAAAAAGTCTGAGAATCCTCGTTTACAACAGGACTATTAACGTCAATAACCATAAAAACCATTATTGACCCATACCCATAGAAAAACTATCAACTAAACTTGATAGATTTTCCGGTCACACCAAACCAATAATTACACTTATGTTTTCCGGATATAAAATGGTCATAGATGACCCGTCAAAATTTCACCTGCTCACAGAAGATATGAAGTCTGATATGCTCAAAGCTGCAGCCGCAACTGTAAACGTGCAGGCCGCACTTACCAGAAAAAACGCAATAGAAAAGCTGCATCAAGATTTCACCCTCAGAAACACTTTCACAGAAAAATCAATCGGCTTCGACCGCGCGCCTGCAGAAGCAACAAGTTTCTCAGAAATAGAAAGCCACGTCGGAGCAAGAGACCGCGCATCCTATCTGGAACGCCAGGAAACCGGCGGCACACACAGAGCTTCAAATGGCGGCCAGCTCTCAATTCCAACCACCGCAGCCAGATCCGGAAGCAGCCGCAATCCGGTCCAGAAATCCATGTACCGCTCAAAAATCAATAAAAAAATAATTAAATATAATCCGTATTATAAAGGCACCGGAAAATCCGCGCTCGTATCAGCTGCAGAAGCAGCTTACACACAAAACAAATATCTCAAATACAATAAAAACATCTACCGCGTAACCTCATTCACAAAATCAAGCGGCCATGTAAAATTCAATTTAGAAATGATCTATTTCCGCGGCGTAACCCAAACCCAAACCCAGGCAACCCACTGGCTCACAGAATCAATGGCCAAGCCTGCAGCTGACGCACAGTCCATCTTTAATTCCCAGATGAAAAAACTGGAAAGAAAATAAAAAAAAACTCCAGCCGCCGAGCTGGAGTTTAAACAAGAAGACACATAAATGCAAGACAGTCCATGTGTCTAAAAATATTTTTAACACATATTTTTATATTTTGCAACCTTTATAATTCACTATAATCTTCCGGCACTTTAAAATAACAAATAATCAATCCGTCCAGCGTCGCCTGTTCCCTCTCAATCCTGCAGCCGTTACTCTTTTCCCACCCGTCCAGCATTGCAATATGAGTACATTTTTTAAGCTCCGCCAGATCTACTTTCATAAAATCTTCATATTTCACTTCTGGCTTTACTTTCAAAAGCTCATCAGAGAGCTTTACAGGATTAACTACATCATAACCAATAGCCTTATAAAACTCTTCCGCCCTGGTAAAGTTAGCCCTGTATTCCTCTTCCGGAATACCAGTAATCGCACCGCTTAAATAAACTCTTTTCATTGTCCTTTCCTCCTGCACCACTCCAGAAATTCATCCGAAGGATTCATTTTTTCAAGACGTTCACTCCATCCTTCTTTTTTCAGGATGAATTTCACGCAGTCAAACTTTTCAAAATATTTCACATCGCAAACATCAAGACTGCAGCTCATAACAATCTCACAAAAGCAGCACTCCAGATATGAGAATTTTTTAGTTTTCACAGTATCCCCATAAGCCGGATAATCATGCAGCAGTAATTCTTTGTAAAATGCAATTATGAATTGCAGAAACTCCCTGTCGCTCTGTTCCATCTTCTCTCCTATTCCATCGTAAACATCCCATAGCTCGCGTAATTCCAGAACGCATTCCAGTCAAGCATATTACCGCGCAGATCATTACGACAAATATCATCCGCAAAAATTTCAAGAGCCGCCAGGTTATAAACATAAGTATCAAAACCATGATTCGCCGCTCCAGGCTTCGCTCTCCATACCGTACGAATATATTTATTAGTCCTTTTATCGTATTCTTCAACCTTTTCCTCAGCTTCAAACATACGGAAATAGTCATCATGGAAATTATCCGGAAAGTTCGGAAACCATTCCGGCTGCTTAGTTCCCTCGTCCCACTGCAGCATATTCATTGCACGGCTGATTCTGTCTTTAAGTTTACCAGTGTTAATATGATAAGCCAGAGGAAGTCCAATCGCTTCAAGTGTCTTACGGTTAAACAGCTGGTAAGTTTCCCCATTCTTAATCCAGTCAGAACCTTTACAGGCATAAACGCCAGCAGTAAAGCGAGCGCAGAACGCATAAACCCAGTCAGTATAGTGACCACTATCCACAAGAGTTATGGCAATTTTATATTTCTTCCCGTCATCAGCCACAAAAACTGTATTTTCAATGTAAGTCGCAAGCCTATCCCAAACACCATAAAAATCCTCAGAAGGACCTTCAAACCTCTGGAAATCAATAGTCCATGTCACGCCACCGGCACTAAATCCCTTAGTATCCACATACAAACAGTCTTTCTGAACGTCCACCGCACAGGTAATAATCCAAACCGGAGAACCTGCATCCTCCATCGCCATTTTATTCGGAACCTTACCGCGCGCAAAACCAAAGCGTTTATGCAGCAGAGCTTTCTCGCGCCTGATCTGTTCATTCTGCTCTCTGAATGGTAACCCCTGTTTCAAGTTGCGGAAAGTTCTGTAACCCTCTTTATCCTTCACACGGTTATTTTTCAAATCCCAGCACTTCGCCCAGGCAATTACAAAGTCTTCCCAGGAAAACATTCCCGGAGGATTATAAATCGGCGACAAATGATAACTTCGAGCATCCTTTTCCTCACTCTTCTTAGTTGCCCTCCATTCGCCCTTTTCCATGATTATCGCCTTATCATAGTTTTTCATAATCTTGCCGCAGTGCGGACACTTATAACCTACCGTCTCAAGTTTCGGCTGGTAATTCTCATCATTTTCCCAAACAATACCACCAATCTGATTATCATGACTTTCATCCCAGATAGCCCACTCAAGAGGCTGCATCTCACCGCAATACTTACACGGCACAAAATACCGCCGCTCATCACCCAGCTGATAAAGTCTCCAGATTTTAGAAGTCTGTTCAACAGTCGGAGTAGAACCAAAATAAATCTTCCTGGTAGAAGGATAAGCGTCAGAACGTGCAATAGCCAGATCTTCCATCGTACCTTCGCCCTTAATGTTCTCACTCATACCGTCAAGCTCATCAACTAAAACAATCTTGTATGAAAAGTTTCTGAACCTGTTACCAGAACGTCCGCCGACAGCATGAAGATAACCACCCGGAAATTCCTTCTTAAACGAAGTATCACCGGTATTACGCGCGCCTGCAGCTTTCTTAGTCTGCGCAAAAATCTTACCGCGCAGGCCGGAAGTATCAATCATTCGGTCAATTTTAGTATCCATTGCAAGTTTCGCCATGCCCTCATCCGGCAAAACATAAAGCATAGGAGCCGGATTACAGCCGATTCCATAAAGCATAACTGTCTCAAGAATTGCTGTAGTCGCTCCCAGCTGATTCCCTTTCATAATATAAACCTTATGAATCGGACTATCCGGACTAAAATTGTCTACAATCTCTTTAAAATACGGAAACTGCTTAAAAGAAAACTTACCAGGAAACGGCGTCAAATCCGCCGCCATATAACGCACCTGGCAAACATAATCACTAGGATTCATGTAGTTTCTTTTAGCAGTCAGCGCAAGAAAACTCTTTTTGAGAAAATCAATATCCGCCGAATTAATAACGCACTTCAAAACCCTCTTTCCCCTTAAAGATTTTTATATAAATCAGCATCTCCATAACAGCAGTGATAAATATCAGCCTTAAACAACTTTAAAATACAAAAGCCGCTTCCCACCTTCACTTTATTAATCATCTTATACCCAGGAAGCGGAATACAAAGTGGAACCACGTCATTAACATGAGCATACTGCATAGCACTTGTCACACAGCCGCTCACATATTTCCAAGTCTTACGCCCCCAAAGCGGCTTAGGCGCACCAAAAGTAATAACAGCCGCTCTGTCATGTGTTCTGTAGCAGTAATCCTCAGCTGCAAGCACACTCATTGCACCGCCATAACTCCAGCCGCAGATTTCCACCCTGTAATCCTTATGGACCTGCTTTTCTTTAATCAGCGCGTCCATAACAAGATCATTACAAGATTTCCAGGCATTACCCCAGCCGCGCGCAATCAGCATACAGCTTTCCTGTCTCTTGTAAATCTTCACAGGAAAGTCAAAATTATTATGCCAGTCGCGCTTAGTTGTCGATTCTTCAAAAAGCAGTCTCACTACCTTTTCAGAATCTTCCACCACCACAGCCCAATCTACATCGTCACCGCTTTTAGTGTACTCAGTCTTTTTAATCAGTTCATAAAGTTCATTAGGCTTCATTTTCCTTTTCCTCCCACACTTTTTCCGCGCAGCCATGCTTCACCATGTTTTTAATTCCACACTGGCAAACCACTGCCGGAGTTCCCCCAGAGAAAGGACAACGGCCATACACCCTTTCAGCGCACTGATTATTCACACTTACCACGCAAAAGTTATAGCAGGCTTCTTTTTTGTCATTGTTATAATCAACAAATCGAATCACGTTATCCTCCTTTTTTTTCAAGCTACTTTCAAAAAAAAGCTATTCAAGTCTCTTAAATAAAATCATCATCGCAAACACAAACCTTTTCCCCAACGGCATTTCCTTAATCCGGTCATACAGAACGCCTTGAGCTTTCACATAGGCATCCTTAACTTTTTTATTCACACTTTTCCTAATCTTCCTGTCGTTCTTTCCGCTCATTCTTTAACTTCTCCCTACGCTTACGGCTCCACTCCCTCTGGTAAATCTTATTGCGCGCCTGAAATTCAGGATTCGCACGCCGCTTTTTCCAGTATTCTTTCCGCTTCTGCCGTATAACCTCACGCTCTTCCTCGCTGATCTTCGCCCAATGAGCCGCGCGCTGTTCCCTCGCCTTACGATTTCGCTCGCTTATTAACTGCCGCCCACTCTTAGTCTTACAGGTCAGCCCATGTATTTCTGCAATATCCAGATACTTTAATTTAAGCTCACACTGCAGATAACGAACCAGATTTAATTCCGGCTCACCCTTAACAACTCCTCCGTATTGCATATTCATAACACCAATAATCCTATGGTCCACCTTATGAATATTATCCGGAGAAAAATTCCGGTTATCGCCATCAAGAAACACAAACTGATTCCTAATCGAAAATGGCTCTCCAGGATGAGTGGCAACCCAAACCCATTTCTGTTTCTGCCACCACTCGTATTTTGCAACCTTGATCATTACATAACCCTGCTTCACACACTCACTGTATAAAGGCTTCGCCGTGCGATGCCTTGTATAAATACCGCTGTAAGCTCCAATCTCCGTTCTTTTTGCACTTATCGCACTGTCAGTATATGTAGCATCAGGAAAGGCTGCAAAGAAAGCCTCGTGCATCGCTTTTTTACCGCGAATCATTTTATGTTCAATCAGCCAGTCTTCCTGTTCTTTGGTCCACTTCTTTTTCTTAAAGTAGTCTCGCCTTTCAATCATTGTAATCTAGTAAACCTTTCTTTTTCTCAACCAACTCCATATCCTTTGGCTTATAAACATACCCCATCTTATTGGCCACGCTCATAGCTTGCAGCTGCATATTCTTCTCATTGATCTGAACCTGCTCCAGCTGCACAATCTGTCCGGCAAGATTACTCAACGCCTGAGCCTTTTTAATTTCCTGCTCGCACTTCGTTTTATTCTGCACAAGCTCATCATCGTTTAATCGTTCCATCGCCTCAATTAAATGATTCTTAACATCAGTCAAACTGTTTAACATCTTTATATCTCCTTGTTTTTTTTTATTTTTAGCGATTATCACCGCTTCCGTGAATCACACCACGCGCCGCCCTGGAAGCAAGTTTATCAAGATTACCCTGCATTACATCTTCCAGTTGCAGATCAAGTATTGTGGATAATTCAGCCACAAACCAGCAAACATCGCCTAATTCCTTTTTAATCGCCTCACGTCTTTCATCGTCAATAACACCGTTAGTATCACGCACAGCCTTAGCAAACTTTCCAACAACCTCTCCAGCCTCTTCTGCTAAACCCATAACCGGATAGAAATATTCGTTGTTTTCTTTCCAGCGATAATCCGCTGTTATGTGCGCTCTCTGCTGATACTCGTTAATGCTCAAACTCATTTTATATACCTCACTTAGTTTTCAAACTTTGCGCCATTAGCTACAGCCCATGCAATAATCTCTTTCATTTCGTCATAAGTCGGACATATCCGGCTAAAGTCCAGAAACTTCTCTATGATTTTATCCAGCTGCGCCTTAGTTCTTTTTCCGCAGAACTGGTCACACAATTTCTGTCTGTCTAATGCAGCACTTACGTCTTCGATCATCTGTCGCCCTCTCATTTCACTACTTTCAAAAGTAGTCGATTTTTCCGCCGCTCATCCGATGCAGCATATATTTTTTAAAAAAAATTTTTAAATTTTTACGACGTTTTACCGTCCAAAGTCTGCAAAATCTCAGTACTTAACGAATACCAGTAACTCAGCAGTCTTGTCTTTGCAGCTGTCTCTTCATCATCCGCACAGTAACCTTCCAACATCAAACCAAAATCCTCAATCTTGTCCTGAACATCTTCTGGCATAAAATCCAAACCTCCTGCAGAAAGCAAAGCCTAAAACGGGCTTTCCCGAATAAAAATCTTGCCATTCTCACGAATAAGCGCGCACGGCATCAGCTGATCCTGCATTTCGTAACCAACCGAACCGTCCTCGTCATCAACAGTAGTAACCATCTGCGAAGACATAACAAAAATCTCTTCCTGAGCTTTTCCCTCATGGCACAGCTCAGTCAATTTTTCGCATAACTCATAAATCTTCATCGTTACCCCGTAACTTTTTAATCCAATCCAAAATCATAATCAGGACCATCATTAAAAGACAAATTGGCCAGCATGAAACACAAAATACAAACATATTTCTTTCATGCCTCTTGTTTTCGGAAAACCACTGGCGCATTACCACATAACACACTACCGAACCGATAAACCAGATAATAAAAGCCGTAATCATCTTTCAGTCCATACTTCACTAACTCCTGAATCCGTGATAAATCACGCAGAGCTTACCAGCCTCAAAAACTCCGAATACTTCAACGTAAATAAAAGCCGGATTCGTCCAGTATTTCTTAGCCATTTCCCTGGCATCACTTTCATTCTCACGCTTATACTTCCGGCCAACCATAACGCCATGACAATCAATAGCACGCAGCCACAATTCCCCGTCATTTTCAGCCAGACACTTGCGCCTCTCAGCTTCCATCACTCTCTCAATCATTCCGTTCATACTCAAAACCACCATCCTTACTACTTTCAAAAGTAGTCACTTTTTTAAATAAAAAATGGGCGACCAAACATATAACACCGCCCTGAGACATACAAACTCCTAGAAAGTCTGCACGCTGTTACATCTCATCCGCATTTATTCTGCCACCTTTTCAGTGGCCGGTTAGTCGCTCCGCCCCGATCTAACGAGCTTCTAAAGAGCTAGCGTCCACGTCTCCAATCTAACCGGGCTTTTCTCCCTTGTAATCGGGACCGGGAAGCCATTCCCCTTTTTTATGTCGAAACAGGAATTACAGTAACAACTCAAACCTGTCTCCAAGCTGGCCGCCTAACTGTCCAGCCGGTAAAAAAGCCAAAATTAAGCACAAGCCAAAAATTCAACCCATGCAATCACTTTGCTGCAGTCAGTTCCCACCTAAAATATGACTTTTTGAAATCCGTGTTGTATCACACATTTTTTCAATTTTCAAAGTTTTTACTGTAGCTATATGAGCAACCACATCCAGCTGACAGCCGCCGCAGTTTATTCTCACCTCGTCACCGTTCCGCTGGACGTAAACTTTATGGTCACAGTTCGGACACCTTATAATCAATCTGTCACCACTCTTAATTTCCGGCGGAATCGCCTGTAGCAAAGAACGAGCTTTTTCCATTCCGTGATTACTTAAATTATTAAAAAAATCAAAATCAGCATCCGAATTGTCAATCTTCACGTCCACACTTTTAGCAGGCGCAGGCTTTACATTACTTCCAGTCTCCGGCGGCTTAATCTTCACATCCAACTTATGCGAAGTCTTAATCTCCTGAAAATCTCCGTCCTTAAATACAAAAACACCCATTTTTAATTCTCACTCTCCTACAACCTTCTTAGCCTTATCAATAAACTCCAGGAGCTTAGGCTGTTTTATATTATTCAGAACCGGCTCATTCATAACGAGCAGAAATTCTTTAATAATTTTCTCAAGCTCTACATTTTTACTTTCCAGCTCAGTAATTCTTTTCAGGTAACCAGCTTCAATACCGGTCCGCCTCCTGCGCACAATGTAAGGATCTCTCATTCAGTTTTCTCCATAGCGTCAGACACAATATCGCGCAGGTTATCTTCCTGAGAATAACGCCCTTTCATATTTTCAATACCGCCAATAATCTGATTCTTAGAATCAGTAATCGCAGCTGTAATATCATCGCTTAAAAGATTTTTTATCTTACTTCTGGCCGTATCAGCATCAGCCTGAACGTACGCAACCGCCTGGTCCGCAATTCGCTCAGGAAGATCCAACAGCTTATTCATCAATGCTTCCAGGAAACCAAAAACACTGGCCTGCACAAAATCTTTAGGAATCTGCTCCAGCCGTCGTTCCTGGATACGCTGTTCCTTCTCATCCGCAACAGTCAGATCCTTTACCAGCTTCGCATAACGCTCCACATTGGCCATGTTTCCATGCTGCTGAATCAATTCTCTCATAGTCAGGTTAAGAAGATTTCCGGCCACACCGTTCCTGTCACCTTCCAAACTCTGAGGAGCTGCAGCCGCCCTCTGGACCGCTCCCAGCTCTACCTGTTCGCCAAAAGTTTCAAAACTATGAGCTTCCTGCAGCTTTTTTTGATGCTTATCCAGATAACGCCTGTTCACAGGATTATCAGTATCCAGCTTTCCTGCAGAATTCATTACAAGAGATTTTTTCTTAATTCCAACGCAAATACTTGCACGGTTTACTCCGGCCATATTTGCAAAAACACTTTGAGTTACTTCCACTCCCGTCCTCAGGACCGCCAGAACGCGTTTTTATGTCGTTTTAGCAGTTTATAACGTCTTTTTATGTCATTATAACACCATTGTTAAAATATAACAACCTCAAGTTATAACATCGTTAAACACTAACACAAACATAGCACACAAATGACAAAAGGCAGGGCGCGCCGACTAAT